TATTACTTAGGTGATTATAGTGATACAAGAATAGCAGAAAAATACTATCAAGAAACATTTAAATCAAACAAATGACACTACAAGAAGCACTTTTGATTTTACAAACCTATCATGCTTGGCGAATAGGTGATGACGAAGTTCACATGCAGAAACCATCAGAGGTTACAAAGGCAATTGAAACAATTTTACATTTTCATAATGATTAAATTATGCCAATAGATAAACAATACCATTTTCTTGCAGGATTCTGCATCTACATTATAGCACAGTTATTTATGCAACCAATACCTGCATTGATACCAGTTATAGTTATTGCAACAAGTAAAGAAGTTTACGATTATGTAAGTGGCAATGGTACACCGGATATTAATGATCTACTTTACACAATTTATGGAGCAATGCCATTATTAATTTTAAAATTGATACTATCATGAGATTATTATTTACCATTTTCCTGATGTCAGGAACATGCTTTGCACAAGAGTTTGAAGGCGGATTTATTAAAGTAAAAGGTACTGGAGGTACACCACCATACACATTTTCATTAGATGGTAGCGCATATCAAACAAAAGATACCTTTTTTAATGTTTCTGCAGGTCAACATATCGTAAACACTAAGGATGCAAAAAACTGCGTAAAAACATCTAATTCCACCATGTACACCAATGTAAAAATGGATGTATTAAGTAAAACAGCCAATACTGTTACATTTAAAGCTACTGGAGGAAAGCCACCATATTCATTTAGCAGAAACTCTACTACAACTTGGTCATTAAATAAAACTCGTTGGACTGAAAATCGCAGAAATACAACATACACATTTAGAGTTAAAGATGCACTAGGTTACATTTATTTCATTATCATAACTTTCTAAATTTACAACTTTTGATACTACGAGATTACCAGGTTGACTTGTCGACCAAAGCTTGTGACTTATTAACTAAGCACAAAATTGCCTATTTGTCTATGCAAGTTAGAACAGGCAAGACACTAACGGCATTGAATACATGTAAGCTATACTTCGCCAAAAGTGTATTATTTGTAACAAAGAAAAAAGCTACACTAAGCGTGGTTGCTGATTACGAGCATTACAAAAATGATTTTAAATGCTTTGTTATAAACTTTGAGCAGCTGCACAACATTACTGATCAGTACTTTGACTTAGTAATCATTGATGAGGCACACTGCACTGGTGCTTTCCCAATACCGAGCAAACGGACAAAGGAATTAAAAAGATTGTGTCATGGTTTGCCAATAATTTATTTAAGTGGCACACCATCACCTGAAAGTTACAGCCAACTTTACCATCAATTTTACATTTCTACATACAATCCCTTTACACAAAAAAACTTTTATACTTGGGCGCGTGAAGGATTTGTATCAATTACGTCTAAATACGTATACAATCGACAAATACACGATTATACAAACGCTAACAAAGAAGCCATTGACAAAGTAGTAGGACATTTATTTTTACCTTACACACAACAAGAGGCTGGCTTTGAGCAATTAGTTGATGAGCATATTCACCAGGTTACAATGTCAGATAGGACATACCAAGTATGTAATAGACTACGTATTGACAAAGTTGTTACTGGTAAAAATGATGATGTAATTGAAGCCGATACTGAGGTAAAGTTACTCAACAAACTGCATCAGCTTTATTCAGGTACTGTTATATTTGATGTGGCTATGTGTGATGAGCAAGATTCAGCAATTACTGATGATAGCAAAGTAAATTATATCTTCAAGACGTTTGAAGGCTTAAAATTTGCCATCTTTTATAAGTTTAAAGCTGAACGTACAGCCATTATATTAGGAGCGCAAAAAAGAGGCTTAAAATGGACTGAATCACCGGAAGAATTCCAAGCTAATAATGATATGATTTTTATATCTCAGTTTATTAGTGGGCGTGAAGGTGTTAACCTATCAACTGCTGATTGCTTGGTGTGTTACAATATTGATTTTTCTGCAGTTACTTATTTTCAAGTTAGAGCAAGGCTACAATCTAAAGATAGAGTTGATACTGCTAAAGTACATTGGATATTTGCTAAAGATGGTATTGAAGAGCGTATTTATAAAGCTGTATGTAATAAGAAAAACTACACCACATCTTACTTTATTGAGGAAGAGAAAACAAGAACAGTACAGGTAGAACATACCAAACAAACTACTAACGTAGCACGTAATGAAGTACAAATTTTAGTCTATAAAAAAATGGCTTTAAATAGTTTGAAAAAATATCCTAAGTTTGATACCCGACAAATTGAAAATTATTTATGGTGCTGGTGCAACGATATGCAAAAAGAAATTGTAAAAGCCGGTATTGATACTAAATCATTTTTAAAACTACTAACAGATGCGTACATTTTGGACAGAAAAGGAGATTAAATTTTTAACAAATAATTACAGCGACATGCATACAGCTGAAATATCTACAATACTTAAGCGACCATTAAGTGGAGTGTATGGCAAAGCTTACACAATGGGTTTAAAAAAATCAAAAGAGTACTTAGTTAAAATGGCAGAACGTGAGGCAAAAAAGTTGTCAGAATTTGGCAAAAATTATCAATTTTAAAAAGGTAATGTGCCTTATAATTATGGACAAAAAATGTCCACAATAATTTATGAGAAACTACAAAAGACAATGTTTAAAAAAGGTCAAAAGCCTCATAATACAAGAAAAAAAGGTGAAGAAAGCAAATCTAAAGATGGTTACACTTATGTAAAGATTAGTGATAATGATTGGCGTTTAAAACATCGTGTTGTTTACGAAAATGTAAATGGCCCAATTCCTGCAGACCATATTGTAGTATTTAAAGACAATAATCAACTAAATTTTGACATCAATAATCTTATGCTTATCAGCAAGTCAGACAATATGCTACGTAACACTATTCACCAGTACCCACAACCAATACAAGATATTATCAAATTAAATAACAAACTAAAAAAACAAATCAATGCAAAACAAAATTGAAGATTTACGCAACCATTTATTTGCCTGTCTAGAATCATTAGCTGATCCTGAAAAGCCAATGGAATTGGACCGAGCAAAAGCTATAGCCGATGTAGCACAAGTAATTATTAATTCTGCAAAAGTAGAAGTGGATTTTATCAACAAAGTTGGCGGTGTAGGTACTAACTTTATACCTCAAGAAACCCGACCAAAATATGAGAGAATCACAAATACAACATCAGATAATAAAGTGGCTTGAAGCTCAAGGTTGGCTTGTTGTTAAGATAATACAAACGAATAAAAATGGGTGGCCCGATTTGCAGCTTCATGCATTCGGTGTCACCATTTTTATCGAGGTGAAATCTGAAAACGGAAAACTATCTGAGCTACAAAAATACCGACACAAACAACTACAAGACAAAGGATTTTTTGTAATTACATCATCATCATTAAACCATTTACAAAATGAATTTATTAAAATCAGCGAAGGACTACGTGTCAAACGGCTTATCGGTAATCTCAACTGATAACACTAAACGCTCCATTGGATCATGGAAGCAATATCAATACAATATACCAACTGAAAAGCAACTTAATACAATGTTTGCACATCCAAAAGTGCAAGGGCTTGCAGTTATTTGTGGAGCAGTATCAGGTAATCTAGAAGTGATAGATGTGGACTGCAAATATGGGGTTGATTTTACGAAATATTGTGACAAAATATTTGATGCTGATCCTGTGTTATTTGGCAAATTATTTATTGTAAAAACTAAATCAAATGGCTACCACATTTACTTTAAATGTGAATTTATTGAAGGCAATCAAAAGCTTGCAGAACGTCCACCAAATGATGCAGAATTAAAAGCCAATCCAATGGCTAAAAGCTATGTACTTATAGAAACACGTGGCGAAGGTGGTTATGTTTGTGCGCCACCAACACCAGGCTACAATCCAATTGAAGGTAACGGTAAAACAATACCAGTTATTACCATTGATGAGCGAGATACTTTAATGAGTTGTGCTAGAGAATTTAACCAGGTGATTGAGACAATTGAACAGCCAAAAATTGCACATAACAACGATAAGCTTACAGTATGGGAAGATTACAACAAAAGAGGTGATGTGCTTACATTACTACAAAAGCATGGCTGGTTCATTTTAAATAATGATGGTAAAAAAACATATTTACTTAGACCAGGCTCAACCACATCTGCTACATCTGCAGTATTGTTTAATGACACCAGGATATTTTATCCTCATACAACATCTACAAACTTTCAAAATAAAGGTTACAATCCCTTTAGTGTATACTGTATGCTAGAGGCTAATAATGATCCTAAGAAAGCATGCAAGCAATTAGCAGACATTTACGGCGAAATAAATACTGATGGTTGGTTTTGGTATCATAATAAAAATGGGGCTGTAATTATTGAGCGTTATGCACTGCAGGAATGGTTACACTACAATAACTATCAATTGTATTTTCAAAATGCAAAAAATAAAGTGTACAGGCTAATACATGAAGAAAACAGGCAAGTAAGGGAAGTATATCCCGAATCAATAAAAAAGTTTATAAAAAAGAAGCTCGTAGATGCTGGGCATATTGACGTTATGGAGCAAATAATAAAGAATACCAACAGCATATTTAATGATGCATTTTTTGAGTACATTGATAAATCAGAAATTGAGATACTTAGAGATGAAGCGCATAAATGCTATTTTCCGTTTAAAAATGGTATCGTAACTATTGACAAAGGCAGCATTAATAGAATAGATTATGGCACCATTAACCAGTCTATTTGGGATTCACAAATTAATGATTTTGACATCTATGTCAATAAAGATGCAGACATAACAGAATGCCAGTACTACAAGTTTATTGAGAAAATTAGTAATGATGAGCCTGAACGTATAAATTATGCTATGTCTATCATTGGTTACATCCTACATAGCTATAAAGATTCAAGCCGACCTTATGCTGTAATCTTGGCTGAGGAGACTGATGACGAGTCTAAAGGTGGTGGAACAGGTAAAGGTATTTTCTTTAAAGCAATCAGCAAACTAATTCCAACTGTAACAATGGACGGAAAAAACTTTAAACCCGATAAGACATTTGCATTTAGCCGGGTAGAGCTAGGAACCAAGCTTGTAATCATTGAGGATTGCCCAAAAAATGTAGAATTTGAGCGTTACTACCCGACTATTACCGAAGGTATGACCATTGAGAAAAAAAATAAAGATGAGATATTTCTATCTTTTGATGATAGCCCTAAGCTTGCATTTACTACAAATTATAGCATAGCTAGTAATGCAGAGCATGCTAAACGTAGACAGCGTGTGCTAGAATTTGCACCATTCTTTTCATCTAGTAAGACACCAGAGCAGCACTTTGGCAATAAATTATTTAACGACTGGGATAATGATGAATGGCAACGATTTTACAACTTTTTATTTAGATGTGTGCAGTATTATTTTGTAAACGGTATTAAGCCGATAATGAACAGCGAAAAGTTAAATAGAAAGCAAATTAAATTGCAATTTGGTGAGGATTTTCTTGACTATTTAGATACTATAATTGAGGATCATTTAGGGCAACAATTACCATTAAATGAAGAGTGGAAAAACTTTTTAAATAGGTACGAATTACAGGCAAGAGATTACAGTCTAAAAAGATTCTCAAAAGGATTACAAATAGGTTCCCAAGTTTTAAATATTGATTACATTGGTTACAAAAATAGACAAGACAACAACAAAAAGTACTTTAAAATAGGAAAAAATAATAATAACTACCAAGAAATTGTAACCAATGTAACCGATTTATTTTAATTGTAACCGATTTTTTTAAGGATTGGTTACATCTTAAAGCATTGATAATCAATTTAATACAAACACTTGTAACCAATGTAACCTATTTTTATAATTATTTTACTAAAGTTATAAATATATATATATATAGAAGAATAGAAAAAATGATACAAATCGATATTTGGGTTACAAACTAATAAAAAAGATATGGAAAAAACTAGGATTTTTAGAGTGTTTAATCACAACAAATTAATGACTTATAAAGTGGCAACTACTACTAGATCAGATGAGGAAATTTTAGACATAATTAGGTCAATGTATGAAGGCACTAAAATCATCTATCGCATTTACAAAAATGATGAGCTTGTTTTGTCTTTAAATACTAAAAAAAGGGAACACATTACAAAACGCATTTTAGAGGTAAGTACTGGCACGATTTTTAAAGACATATACGAGATGAGGGATGTATTGCTAATAGACCGTAAAAAAGCCTTAGAATTAGTTAAGCGGTCATTTAATTATCGTTATGTTTAGAAAATTAAGTAATTTTATACTGAATTAAATTATAGTTTATTGTGGGAAGGAAGTCAAAAGAATATGAGATTAATGTTCAGAATATAGCACTAAAAGCTATAGAGGAATACTATGGCAGTATTCAGGCTGGCTTTATACAATTGCTAGGATCAGATGAACCTGCACTAATAAAGTTCTGCTGGGAGCATGGAGTGGGCAAACCTACAGACATGATACAGATGAACGTAGAACAGGAAGTAAAGACATTTGAAGTGATACAGTTACCTGATAATGGACGGGATAACTTCATTGAACCAATAGAACCAATAGACGAAATCATTGAGCCAACAGTATAACATCAACTACATAAGACCTCAAGCAGGTTATCAAACAATAGCTTTGTCAAGCGGTGCAGACATCGTCATAGGTGGTGCAGCTGCATTTGTTGGTAAGACATTTGCTTTGCTACTTGATCCCATCAGACACATTGACATAAAAGGATTTGGTGGTGTGATATTCCGTAGAACATCAGTGCAGATTCGTAATGAGGGTGGCTTATGGGACACCAGTACAAAGCTTTACCCAATAGTCAAAGGTGATGCAAGGGAATCATCTCTAGACTGGAAATTCCCATCAGGAGTAAAGATATCATTTAGGCATTTGGAGTATGAGAAAAACAAGTATGATTGGCAAGGTGCGCAAATCCCTTTCTTAGGCTTTGATGAGTTGACACACTTTACTGAGTCTATGTTCTTTTATTTGCTATCACGTAACCGTAGTGCCTGCAGTGTGAAACCATATGTTAGGGCAACCTGCAATCCTGATCCTGAGAGTTGGGTGTACAAGCTGATCAGTTGGTGGATAGATAGTGAGACTGGCTTTCCAATACTAGAACGTAGAGGCAAGCTTAGATACTTCATCAAGTACGGCCATGATTACATATGGGGTGATAGCTATGATGAGGTGTATGAGAAGGCTGAGCATATCATTAAGCCAATGATAGATGCATCAGGATTAACGGCTAGAGACTTTATCAAATCAATTACGTTTGTGAGCGGTAGCATCTACGATAACAAAGAGGGGTTGAAGCATGATCCATCATATCCGGGTAACTTGCTAAGCCAAGATGAGGACACCAGGCGTCAGTTGTTGGAAGGTAGATGGAAAGTAAGCAATAGCCCTAATGATGTGTATGATTATGATTCATTTGTAGGGATGTTTGAGAACATAAAAGGCGTTGATAAGACAGGCAGATACATTACAGCTGATATTGCGATGAAGGGAAGCAATAAGCTTGTT